CGCCAGAACCTATAAAGTTTGAGGTTGTAATGGATGATGGTTCTGTTGGTGAATATCAAGAACACGAATTAGAAGATGGAACAATAGAACGTGACAATGAACGTAAAGCTAATGAAGAAAAGTATGGATGCTATATGACTGATGCACAAATAGATAGAGGTGATTGTGTTATTATTGTAGAAGATGAAGAGCAATACGATACCGAAGAAGAGTTTTACGATGACGATGATATGGTACTTGACCTGGAGTTTGAAGATGAAGTGGAAGAACTTGAACCTTTGGAAGAAGAAATTATTGTTGAAGAGGAAGTTGAAATTGATGTTAAGGAACTTGAAGAAGAGTTTGAGTTTGAAGAAGAAACTTTTGAATTAGAAGAAATAATTATAGAGGAAATACTAGATGAAGAAGTTGAAGAGATTACAGAGGAAATTTTGGATGAGTCAATACAGGAAGATGTTGAAGAAGAAGTTTTAGAAGATGAGTTGGACAAAGAGATACTACGAGATGACGACATCAGAGAAGAAACAATTCAAGAAGAAGATGTCAAAGACCAGGATAGTCAAGAACTAACTGAAGAAGAGGTAGCTGTAGAAGTTGCTGAAGTAGAAGAAGTCATAGAAGATATTGTCATAGAAGAAGTTACTACTGAAGAAGTCATAGAAGTTATAGAACAAGTTAATGACATTGGTGTACAAAACTTGGACCAAGCAACAGAAGAAGTACAAGAGATAGTGCAAGCTGTTGTTGAAGAAGCTATAGAAAATGTAGAAGAACTTACAGAAGAACAAGTCGCAGTCGTAGCAGAAGTATTACAAGTAGAAGAAGATGATGTTGAAATTATTGCTGAAGCTGTTAAAGAAGATGAAGTCGTAGCTGAAGCAGTAGAAGAATATGTAGAGAGAGCTGTAGAGAACACAGATGTAGAGAACTATACTCTTGCTGATGTTGTAACAGAGATAACATATGAGTCGTTTATTGAAAACCCTATAGAAACATTTGTAGATTTAGATTTTGAAGGTATAACTATAAGTAACATTGGAGATGATATGACACAAGACCAGAAAGAAAAAGCACAAGAAGTCGTAGTTCCTGTAATCTTGACTAGAATAGTTAGTATGGCAGCTTTTGTATTTAGGAGAAGTCTATGATTAAAAGATTATGGAACTGGTTTGTCCAGGCAATTAAAGAAACATTAAACCTTAGTTGGACTTTGGTTGGTTTAATCATAGCTACTTTGACTTTGACTGGAAGCGCCAGGCAAATCACTGGACTTGCCACCATAATTACATTAGCCATTTGGTTATTGACTATTAGTTTTAGAAAAGGAGAATAGTATGGACTGCTGCGGTAGTGGTTGTTGTGGTGATAAGTAATGTGTGTGACCTACGTCAATGATAAAGGCACGTATGTTACAATATGTAATGACAAGTATGGAGGTATAGGTGAAACTACAAGTTGTAAGAACACAGCTGGGTAGAGATGCGACCAATGGAATGTTGTTCATTGATGGTATCTTTGAGTGCTATACATTAGAGGACCAGTATCAAGCAGTAAAAGTTATGCACGAGACTTGCATACCAGAAGGTACATACGAAATAAAATTTAGAACCGTTGGAGGTTTTCATACTAGGTATAAAGAACGTTACGGTGCAGACCATTATGGAATGTTGTGGCTACAAGATGTACCAGGATTTGAATATATACTCATACATACAGGTAACACTGATGAACATACCAGTGGTTGTTTAATTGTAGGTGATACTCAACAAGATTTAGATGTAAACTTTAACGGCATGGTGGGTAGTAGTAAAAATGCGTACGTAAAATTATATGATAAGGTTGCAAAACAATTATTAATAGGTAACCAAGTAACCATAGAGTACAGCAAGATACAACTAGAACCACAAGAACCTAATGATGTGTACGAAAAACTACAAGAGATTAATGGTAATGTGTTACAAACAAATGCTATGTTAAAAGGAAGAGTAATAAGATAATGTTTGATAGAATAAAGAGAGCAAGAAACCAGGATGGTACATTCAAGAAGGATGTATGGTGGACACCTTGGTCCGATTCATGGGAGTATAGAATGAGTGAAGACCTTAAAGATATGCTGGAAAGAACTTTATGGACTTTCGTTGAAGCATTCCTTGGAGCTTTAGTTGTTGCACCTTTAGTATCACTTGATGCTAACACACTTGAACTGGCTGCGTTAGCTGGTGGTGGTGCTGCGCTTGCAGTTGTCAAGACATACGCAAAAAAACAAATCACTAAGTAATTTCTAAACTACAACTTACCTTGTTGCAGCTATGTATAATGGTTATAACAGGGAGGTTAATATATGGTTAATAAAATACCAGAAGAATGGGGTAATAACTTCTATAAATCTGGATGGCAACCTGGACTAGAAGTTAACGAAGCTACTGGTCAAGGTGAAATTACACACGTTGGCACTGACCCAGACTTTAGAAATAAGTTTGATAGTATTCTGCGTGACTGGGGGTTTGACCCAAATCTATACGAGATTGTAGATACAGTTAAAGCTAGTTCCTGGAATGTACAACTTAAAGGTGGTACAACAGAAACATTCTTTGCATTTAAAGGTGTAGTACGTAAGAAGAATCCTGGTCAAGATAAATATTTTAAATCATTATTCAAACAAGCTGGTAGAAAACCACCTCTTAAATTAAAAACTCATGGTGGTAACACAGCATTCTTATTCTTTATGGCTGATTGGCAGCTAGGCAAGAAGGACTTTGGAGTAGAGAATACTATTAAAAGATATGACATAGCGCTGCAAGATGCAGTCAATAGAATCAAAGAGCTGCGCAAGTCTGGTGTAATGATAGATGAAATATACATGATAGGATTAGGTGACCTCACAGAAAACTGTACTCCACATTTTTACGAGAGTCAACCACACAATGTTTCTCTCTCACTGATTGAGCAATACGCATTAGCTAGGTCAATGATTATGAAAACAATAGATACATTCTTACCACATGCAGATAAGTTAATACTTGCTGGTGCGCCAGGTAACCATGGTGAGATGTCCAGGACAAGTAAAGGTCAAGTATCTACAAGCAGATTAGATAACTCTGATACCATGCACTTACAAATATGTGGAGAGATTATGTCTGCTAATAAAGAACGATATAAGAATGTAAGAGTAGAAATACCAGAGGGATTCCATCAAGTTATGACTATAAAAAATATACCATGTGCTTGGACTCATGGACATATGTCTGGTGGTGGGTCCAACGCAGAAGTTAAGATTGAGAATTGGTGGAAGGGACAGATGTATGGATTCTTGCCAGCTAAGGATGCGCAGATTTTAATAACAGGTCACTATCATCACTTCCGTGCAAAGCAGCAAGGTGACAGGACTTGGTTTCAATCTCCTAGCTTAGATAAAAGCATAGACTTTACAGCTAGGTCTGGTCTTTGGTCCCATCCAGGTGTACTTACATTTACTGTAAATAAAAAAGGATGGGATAACCTAAAGATTCTTTAGCCACCTACTGGTACCTTAAACTTAGGGTCACCATACGAACGTGTCAGAGTTAATAGATAAGAAAATATCTCTTGTGTCTGTGTATCAGTTATGGTATCAGAGTGGTCAACAAACAACATAAGGTTACGCAACAATGCGTGTACCCTGGGATTGTTTATCTCCCACATCTTAGATTCTTTGATAGCATCTTCTAACATCATATCTAATACCATTTAAAATTGACCTCCAGTAGAAGTTACTGAACTTTGATGCAAAGCATAATAAGTATTAGGGTCCTCCTCCAAAGGAACTGGATTTTCTATTTCTTTATACAAAAATAAAGTTAA